AACTCCACCCGGAAGAGTGTAGTCATTAGTTGTGCCTCTAGTAAGCATCAAAGCATAGAACTGCTCAGGACTAACAAGGATACCATTTGCAGAGTGGTTGTTTGACTCAATTTGTGCAACTGAATCTAATAACTTCTCAACCTGAATGGTACGGAAACCTGTGTATGCCTCAGCATTAGTAATCAAACCACCTAAGTTTGGAGAAACACCAGATCCGTTTAGTAATTGATTATCTTCAGCATCAAGATACTGCTCTAACAAACGGCTTTGAAGATAAGAACGCATAGCAGAGATATCATCAAGCGCTTTACGAGTAATACGTAGGTAACCTGCGATGAATTCACTTGGTGCAACCTCTTCTGTCAAATCGTAATCAATTTGAGATTTAGTTCCTGAATTATCTTCCCATGCAGCAACTGATCCCTCAGAACCTGTTTCTTGCAAGTAGTGAATTGCAGATGTATTCATAACTCCAGTTGGAAGTAATGCTCTGATGTGCAACTTACGAGGAGCAGCAGGAATGATTCCCGGTAACATCTGAACGTTAGCAGCAGCTAAGTCAGTAATGTTAGCCAATGACATATCACCTACAGTCTTTAATTCCATTGCAAACTGCTTTATTTCTTTTCTACGGAATTTCTCTAAGTTATCAGAGTTCTCATCCATAGCAGTTGCAAATGCCTTATTGAAAGAAACTGGCTCTTTGCTTTGTGCATCCATTTTGATTCTGTTGTTTTCTGATTTGGCTTCAAGCAATGCTTTGTCCATTTCGTCTATACGAACATTTGCAGATTTTACTGCGTCTTCTAATTTTGCATCAACTGCTTTAGTAGCTTCGCTGATTGCGTTTGAGATGATGGTCTTTGCCTCATCTAGTGTTTTAGCTTTGTTTGCATCTAGCAACTCCTGAGCCTTTAATTCTAAATTGTCCATTTTTTAGTTTTGTAAAACGTTAATTAAACTTGTTAATATATTCGGCTCATCTTTTACTGGAGTGACTATTGTCGGCTCTGCTTCCGATAGTGAATTTTTACCTAAATTGAATGCCTCTAATTGGAATTGCTTTAATGCTATTTCCAATCTACCAAAGCCTTCATCTGTCAAGCTACCATCTTTTAGTAGCTTAATCATTTTTGCAACCTGATCATTTATCTCTGCCATTGTCAAAGACTTGAACCCTGTGAATGGAGTCTGAGGATTAGCACCCAAAGTTACATTTGATCCCTCGTATAATTTAATCTCTTTGATCATGCGAATCCCTGTCTTTTGATCATAGTCTGATTTAATAGTTGAAAAACCAATTGAATGCTGAACTACAATTCCCTCAGCGTAAAGAATCATTGCATCCCTGCCGTATGATGTAGGTGCTATTTTACTCTCAAAGTATATACCTCTCTCTTGAGCCTCTAAAACCATAGGCTTTCCATGCGGTTGAGCATAGTTATGCTGATTTAAAAAGAATATCTCATTCGATCCCATAGGACCACGCTCTGCGATTGTTTTAGTTGCTGCACCGGGCATGATAATATCATCATCATAATCCTCATTGCCAAAACTTGCAAAGTAGCCTGTAACTGTCATCCTTTCGGAATCCATGTCCTTTATCTCGGCATTGTAGTTCTTAAATTCTAATAATCCTTTCATCTTTACAAATATATTAATTTTTTAAATATCAAAATTATCCTTTAATATAAGGCGCAGTTCTAGGCTTTAGTATTGGTAAACCATCTGAGTCCAATGTTGCTTCTGTAGCCATAACACAACGGCAATTTACAACCTCACTAGCAGGAGCAGACGGATCACCAGGATACATCATTAAAACACCACCAACTATAAAAGGCTGATTAATAGCAATAGGCTCTGTAGTCATTAATAAATGAGTTCTCCTAGTCCGCTTATCCTTTGTGTTAATCCAAAACTTTTTAACCTCATAATCAGAACTCTCAGCACCCATGTTAATTCCAAAGTTGGCTGCGGTTGTTGATTCTGTTCTAGCAATTACTAAAGACCTTGCTCTGTTAAATGCAGGATCGTTTAGCGTTTCTTCAAACAGTTTAGCCTGATCTCTTCTGGACAAATTTTGTCCTAAAATATTAGCTAAAAGATTTTTTATCTTATCAATAGTAGTTTCATCAATGCCTGTAACTTTATTACCTCCAATGAATCTAAAATACTCAACCATCTCAATATACCATTGAGGATTGAAGAAATCTGTAATAAAATCCTTTTTTGTTTTAGGTACTGAATTACGAATCCAATCGTATGAGAATGTCGCAGCTGATACGCCAACCTTTGTATAGATTTTTTCTAATCCATCATATAAAGGTTTTTGATTTACTAAGAACTGAATGTAAACCTGTAGGTCATCAAAGTTAGTATCATCTATAAAATCAGTAATGGCTTTTGTCTGCTCATCTAATGCCTTCTTAATAATAGGATAAGCATAAGCCTCATACTCTTTATGAAGTTTTAAATAGGTTTTGTGGTATTTAACACTACTTGCCATTTATGGTTGCATTGTTATACGCCTGGTCTAAAGATAATTCCTCAATAGGTACTAGGTTAGCCGGTACGTAAATATTCTGCATCTCTGGAGTGCTTAACTTATCATAACCCTGAGCAATACGTTTCTCATCAGGAGTAATCCAATATGAGTTAGCTAACCAGTCAGTTAGCTTTGCCATATCTTCCTGCATCTCAGGATAAGAACTAAAATCAAAATCAAAGTAATATTTCTTGCCGTATGCTTTAGCGTATGGCTCACAAACAAACTTATTTATAGCATCTCTAATCTTGCGAGATAATGGAGCGGTTGCGTTATAGATTAACTGCTTAGATGCCCATCCCATGTTATTATCCGTAGATGCCGACTCACTACCTGAGAACTGTATTGGAACGTGAAAGGCAGTATAGATTTTACGTGTATCTATGTTTAAAGATTCAATTAATTGTAAGTCTGTGGAAGGTAATCCAATCTGAGTCCATTTCAAAGGACCTGATGATGGGAATATACGATCCATTAAAGTTTCACCACGCTTTGCATCAACTATCTTTTCCTTTAACAGATTCATCTGGTCTTTAGTCAGATTAGCACCATTCCCATCAGGAGATATAAAGCCCATAGCACCACCATTACGTATCTGCTTTAATAATTCGTTATCGCCTTCATTCTCTTTTAATACGTTTCGGTAAATAGCTTTAATAGGTGACTGTCCGTATAGTTGCGCTCCTGTTAGCGTAAAGTCAGGATTAAAGGATTTAAAGTGAACAACCTGATTAGCAGGTAAAGGCACTTCTTCAATATATATAGATGTCAAAGAATATCCTTTAATTGGCTCAAACATACCGCCTGAGATAATCTCAATCCATTGACTAGGTAAACAGTATAGTTGTGACCATATTTGTTTCTCAGTCATCACATCATCCTTACCATTGCCAAATATATAACCATCGCCTGTGCATAGGTAAAACCCTGCAAGATCAGTCATCCACTCCTCATAAGTCTGTAAAGGATTTGGCTTTGCTAATAAGTCAAGTATAGGATTGTTTTCTACTTGATTAAACATCTGCTCCTTTAACTGCAGCGTTCTCATCTTAGCAGATGCACCCTCAGCCATTGACATATTCTCATATATCTTTAAATCTTTTTTAGTTACGCCCTCTTTGATTTCATAAAGACAGTAAGCGCATTCCGCAACCTTTTTACTAATAATATCAATGCACGTGTAAACATCAGCGTTCTTCTGGAATCCCTCTTCAACAAACTTAATCTTATCTGAAAAATCAACTATTACCTGATTATTTCCAATCCATCCAAATACATTCTGGTTGTAAAGGTTAGCAGTTATGCTTTGCTGCAATCCGGGCATCAAAGACTGTAATTGATTTTGGGCTGCCTTTTCAATATCAGCCTTAAAGAATTTTTGTAGTATGCCCATAATTACCATTCAAATGAATATTCCTGTACAAATTTAGATGCCAACTTATTTAATGCCACGTATCTCAAAGGATCTATGAGGTGATTAAAGGCATCAATCGGCTCATTTAACATTTTGCCATTTTTATCTTTTTTCCAAATATATGAATAAAGTTCCTTTTTTAGATTATGGCTATTTGCCGTAACATTTATCTTATATCTTTTAAGAATGTCAATCCCTTGCTTAATGGAGTCTGGTCCTTTGATTGCTCCATGAATGTTAAAACCTTCAGCATAAATCTCTTGTATAGACTTTGGCTCTGCACTATCAGCTATTATTTCCTGCTCTGCACTTACCTTAAAATCTCTTAGCTTTTGGCAAATATCCATGTTTGTTAACCTAGTTTCATAGCACATCTCATTTACCCACAACTCGCCTTCAGACTTATAAACTTCTATAATGCCTGTAGGATCATTCGTAAAACCAAAGTCAATGCCATAACTAATTAACTCAGCATCCTCAGGTATTGCCTCACATATTGCCCAATTCCTAAAGATAACTCCTTCAATCTTGCCTGTTAAACCTCTTGCATAAACGTTCCATAATTCCTGATCTAATTCCTTTATAGCCTCTATTCTTTGATGGTCTTCCTCTGATAGGAATGGATTGTGCCGATGGTCTGAGATTATTAGCTTTGTATCTGGCTGACCAATTAGCTTAGTATGTGCCCAAAACTCGTTAGTTGGATTGTAATCTATATAGATTTTATTCTTTGTCCTGATTGCTAACTGCCAGTAAATCTGATAACTTATACCATTAGCCTCATTGACAAATAGGTAGTCACGCTTACCATTCTTAGCTGACTGCTCATTCTCAAACGAAACAAACTCAATAAGTGAGCCATTCTTAAAATAGATAATTCGCTCAGTCTTATTCCAAAACTTTAACTGTGACTGTAGGTATTTGTTATCAGCAAAGATATTTTCAGCATCTCGGTATGCACCTTTACGCAAGTTAGGTAAAGACTCACCGGCTACTGTTATAACTGACCTAGCCTCATTAACTGCGTTATAGAAAAGCAGTTGCATGATTGAATAGGTTTTACTTGAGGCAGTACCTCCCTGATTTATTAGGACTTTTTCTTTAGCCTCATAATTCTCATAAAATACTGGACTGCAATTAAACATCTATTTCATTTTCACTATGTGACAAAGGAGGTGCAGTATTGTAAACATTTGGAGCAGGTACTCTAAAATTAATATCTCCATCTAATGTCAGGCTTTGCGATGCTTTGCCATAGGCACGATCTAATAATACCTCAGCTGCTCTAACATCACCTTTGACTGCCTTTGCTCTTAGAGCCATTAAGATAGCCTTTGCTGCTTCTATTCCATCCTTCTCCTCACCTAATACATCAGCTAGTAAAACATCTAACTGTGGAATTTTTCTTATGCCTCCTTTAGGATTGCCAGATACTCCCTTTTTAAATTGAGTATTAGCACCTCTGCGCAATGCCTCTTCTGTACTATGTATCATAACTTTGAATTATGTATGTCTTGTAAATATTCTTTAAAGTTCTTTTTGTCTCCATATTTGACATGGCATTCTCTACAAAGTGCCATTATATTAGATATTACATCTGCTTTTTTACTACCTCCCATTCCTCTGCAATCTATATGATGTATGTCTACTGCTTTATAATTACAAACTTCGCATGGTATAAAATCTGATTCATCATACCCAAAATAAGTTAAATATAATTTAGTATGCTTTTTCACTTTACTTTCATTATGGCTGAATACTCATCGCAGATATTTTGCAACTTTTCATTCATTTCTATAAAAGCATCATTTGTTGCCTCTATTGATATTTTAATAAAATTATCATCAATAGATTCATTTTTACTACCAGAGTATTCTTTAATATCAACTCCCCAAATCATAGCCTCCTGATTTGACCAATCAGATTCAATAGCGGGAATATCCCATTCAATATTAGCCTTTGCAGATGCATTATCAGCCAATGCTAACTCTCTACCTATTTTAGAATTCAAATCAATATCCATTCTTTTTACTGCTACTATCTGATTCCCTGTAGTTTCTACTACTAAAACATCATCTAAACCAATAGTATAGGCATTTTCAATGGTTTTATTACCTGCAATTATTCGATTGTTTTTATCTAATAGTATTGACCTCCCTGCACCAAATTTTCGCAATGACTTTTCAATTAAGGAATTACCAAATTGAGTGCCTTTATTATAATTTTTATTGTCTGGAGTTAAATCCGATATTTTAAGTTTACTCATTTTTTATGCCTGCTATTCTAAAATCATTGCCTGCGACTTGCCTGCAATTATATTCAAAGGTATTAAATTTCCATTATATCAATTCCGTAAATCGCTTTAAGCAGTTTCTTCTTCAATCTATAGACTGGTAATTTCTTAGTCATCTCAGACTTTACATCTATAACCTCTAAAACCTTGCCATGTTTATAGGTGACAAAATCAGCCTTATAAAATCCAATCTTAACTCCATTAACTACCAGATCATACCTAACTTGCATCTCAAAGCGTTCTATTAACCTTGCCTTTTCTTTTAGCCTGAGAATGCCATAATATCCTGCTTCCTTTTTAGAATCAAAGGTAATTCCGTTAATTACTGTTTTAATGTTTTTGTACTTTAATCCCATAGCTTATATAATGTTTCCTCTATTGCTAATTTTAAACTATCTAATTCTCCGGTATTCTTTTCTAATACTCTAAATGTGTTTCTAGATGCACCTCGTAATTTCATTAGCTTATCATTAAACCTTCCATATTCAGGTTTACCCTTAACCTCTAAAATTACTATTTCTAAGTTTTCTATTAACAACTGGCTTAGTACGTAACTCATTGCCAGACTCTTTTCTTCTACTGTCATAAATATTTAAATATATGTGCAATTACATCTACTGTCCATCCATTGCCGAGCATCTTATATCTTTGGGAATCGCTTACATGGTTTGTGTAGTTATCTGCTACTGTTTGTAGGCGTTCACATTCTAAAGGTGTTAGGCGGCGGATTGTATTATTATATTTTATTCCATGAGCTTCTCCTTTGCATAAAATAAAATGTTTACCATCTCCTTTTTCTGGAGCTCCCCATGATTCACTTCTGCCTAACATGATACTTTTTATCTCAACTGCATTAGTATTTCCAGTATCTAAGCAGTAAGTTTTCCCATCTGTTTTAGTTAAATGTCCTGTACCACCTTTTTTAGGATCTCCTGAACGTGGCATTGTATTGTGTACTATTAAATCCATATCTGAATGATTACCTCCTGAATGACCACCAGCACTAAAACAACTTGCTTTATCTTGATTTGTTTTTATATTACCTTTTTTGTCAATTTTGATATAATTGCCATCATTACCTTGTTTATAATAATTCATTAATAATGGTGTAGATTTATCAGTTAATGGATTTCTAAATTCTTTACCAAAATCAGATTTTAAAATTCTATTGATAGTATTATCACTCAAAAAATACTTTTCATCAACCTCTTGACAAATAAATGTTGAATTATTGCCTTGTTTTCCCTCTCCATTTGTAGTAATTGTACCGCTTTTTTCTTCACCATTTTTAATTTTTACATTCTCTCTTGAGCTTAAATGCTCTTCCATTTTTGTAGAAATGTAGTATTTTGGATTAGGGTTGTCTTGTAAAACATCCTTTAACAAAATTCCTTTATCCTTTGGCTTCTGGATAATAGAAACTAAATCGCCAAACAATCCACCCGGTTGCATACCAATATTAGTCCAGTAAATACGCTTCCTATTCTGGGCAGATACTAAAGCTGAGTTAATATGAATACCATTTACTCCTATTGCTTTGCTCAATACCTTTTCCCATTTCTCGCCCATCTCTACATTTTCCAACAAAAAGTATTTAGGCTTACATTCGTTAAGTAATCTCATAAACTCCCAAAATAAATAAGACTGCCCCTCAAATTCATAGCCATCTGATTTTAATTCCAGATAGTGGTCTAAGGTCAATATCTCTGTTTCGCATTTAGTTGCCATTCCTTTACGTTTACCTGCAAAGCTAAATGACTGGCAAGGACTCCCACCTATCAATAAATCTATTTTAGGCAAATCATAACCATTTACATTTACAACGCTTCCTAATTGTTTAGTATTTGGATAATTAGCCATTGTAACCTGCATTGCATATTTATCAATCTCAGATGCAAAATAATTATCTACTTCTATTCCTGCACGTTCTAATGCCTGTTGACCGCAACTCATGCCATCAAATAGGCTAAGTACATTTATTCCCATGATTTATAATTGCTTAATAATTTCGTTAATTTTTCATTCTCTGATTCCATTTCTAGCATTCTAGCGTTATTCTTTTTTACTATGTTTTTCATTTGCTCAATCTGCTCTGATAAAATAAAAAAATGGTCATAAATGTCCTTTAATTTTTCATTCCTATCTATAACATCCTGAATCTTCTCGTTTAAGCCGTTTTTAATGCGATATAAGAACACTTCACCATCAAGGTGGCAGATTATACCTGCGAAAGATAATAATGCCTCAGAACTCTTTATTTTGTCTTGGTAGTATAAAGCAAATGCTTCAATCTCTAACTCTAATTGTAAATTACTTTTCATGTTCAAATGCGTAAAGTTTAGGAAATTCATAATATCTGTTTTTCTTCCAATCAAAGAATAGCTTAGTTTGACCTTTTTTAGCTACGCCTTTAGGTTTAGCCTTTTCAATGTGTACTAAGGTTATATTATCCTCAAATGGCATTCCGTTCTCATCTAGCATACCAGTTGGCGGTCTCCACAAGTTTATCCATGTCATTGCTTTTCTGAATAAGGCTTGACCACCTGCCGCTTCTCTAGCCATTGGCATAGGATAATATCTTAAACCTGATCTGTCAACTAATGCTTGTTGGTTGGCAGGATGCAAAGTTAATAGCCAATGCTTTTTATTTTTCTTGCAATATCTACGAATATCACCACATAAATCCTCTATGTACAAATCTTGCCTATTGCCGTACTCGCTCATGTCATGCTTTAATTCATTGTATGGATCAGTTAGTATTATTTTCTCATCCTTTACTAATTTTATTAAGTCATTAAAGCCATAGGCTCTCTCATCGCTATCTACAATAGAAAACATCTCATCTATGTAATTTACGGCATTATAAAACTGTTTATCCTCTACGGCTCCGGGAATAGATTTGTAGAATGGTTTACCTGTGTACTTGTGAATAAACTCAGCATAGATGTCCTCTGTGCTTCCTGTCTCTGGTGAGTAGATTAATGTTTTCTTTCCGTATTTCTCTGCCTGAGTAAATGCTAACTCAAAAGCAAACTCAGATTTACCCTGATGTGGAGGCGCAAGAATAAACGTATAAGAACCTTCCTTTATGGAATAAAATTCATCTAAACAAGCAAAGCCTGTATTCTCGCCTCTAGGATTTCCTTTTTCACGCATCTCAATTAGAGAATCCTGAATATCTTTGAATTTCCTGATCATCAGTTGCCTGGTCTAAAATCTATGTACTGCAAAGTAGTAGCTTTATTCTCATCCTTAAACCAAACGCCTTGCATCTTCTGTTTCCAATTCTTAACCTGATTGTTACGGCTATCCTTCCAATTATTTTCCTCGTAATAATGAAAAGCCTTTATAGCTGATTCTTTTGTATATCCATTATCTTTAAAATACAACTCAACTTCAGATAGAGAAGGTATATATATTCTTTTCTTATCTACTCTTATCTTATCTGCATAGTTTTGCATATCACTTGCAGAGTTTTGCAATGCACTTGCATCCATTTGCTCTGCATTTGCATAGACTTGCATAGCATTTGCATCTGTCTTTTTATCATAGAATTTATCCCATTTTGCTTTAGCAGCTATGCTTCTGCCTTTACTAACTTCTAAAATATCAATCAGTTGGCTATCTAAAAACTTAATTTTTATATGATCACCATCTAATAAAATAATTCTCTTCTGCAATAAAATAGTTAAATGCTCTTTTTCAATCTCTAACTCAGCATCATCATAATTCATTACACATTCTTTATTCCAATACTGGCAGCATAACCAGATAAACCTTGCTTGAGTAACCTCCGGGCATCGCATGATCTTACCCATAACCCAGTCACTAATTGTAAACTTAAACCATTGCAGCTTATCCATTTTTTATCTCTTTTAGGGTATTGTAAACACAAATGCGATTATAATCTGCACCATCTGGAGTTATCCAATGATGATGCATAAATATTTTTGTTGCCTGATTTAAAGTAAAATTTTCAACAAGATCTAAAGCATGTCTATATAACGCCTCATCATTGTTAATCCATAAACTTACATTCCATTCATTCCAAGATCTGTAACCATTGTGCTTTTTCATTTTTTTTATAAATTAAAATACCCTTGCGGTTTCAAGGCTTCGACTCCTATCCACCACAAGGGTATAAATGTTTTCTAATAGCTTATTGTCGAAGTCAGCTACCATTCCAAAGATATAAAAATTAATTAATTAAATAATACTTTTTATACCTCGATCCTGTTTGATAATTAGTCTGCCATTCACCTTTGATGTTTAAGCCTCTAGTTTTCAAAACGCAAACAATCTTGCGCAATTCAAAAGTCTTAAATAGGTTAAAACAATCTAATACTGTCAGCGGTTGCCCTGTTATTAAAAACTCCTCAACCTGTTTAATTTTGATGTTCATACGTTTGATTTTAAGATTAATACTATTGGATTATTTGGCTTTTGATAAAACCAGTATTTAGTCATCCATCCGCAAACAGATGGCATTGATAGGTTTAGGTATTTACTTGCATCAGCAGGAGTTACCCCCCTGCCAACAATCATTTCCAAAGTCAAAGCAATACGTTTCTTATCTGGAATCTTTAGGTACTTTTTAGGCTTATACATTGTTTTTACGTAATTCATATCTATTATATGATTTTATAAATTTTATTAATTGATCAAGAGGCAAAAATGTACCATCTTCTCCATAGTATTGAATTATTAAAGTTCCATAATCTGATATAGTAATTTGGAGTTCATATTCAATATTTTCTCCGTATCCTTTTTGTCCAATTTCTGCACGTTCAACAATTTTTCCACTCGGAGTAATGTCAAAACTTTTAGGTAAATGCATAATTAAAATGTTATAACTATTGACGGTTTATTAAATTTCTTGCTAACCTTTGGCACTTCGCAACCCTCTGAGTCAAATATAATCTCATCTGATTTACTCGCAGTCTTTAATAACTCCTGCCTTTGCTTTAGCTTATTTTCAAGCAGTACATATATATCATCCTCATCATAATTAAGGCTCTCAGCTCCGTTCTTAGGAGTAAACAATACTCCATTATAGCTATCTGGCTCAGTTAGGTTTAAACGATCTCTAAATGTCCTATCTGCTGAATCAATTACCGCTTTTAATCGTGCTATATTAGAATAGAATTGCACAGGTGTTTGATTACCATCCTCAAACAGTTTATTAATTAAATCAATCCCTGTCTGCTCTGCTTTTTTCTTTGTGAAATCAGGAGCATACATTACGCCTGATAACTCTACTAACTCGTTAGACATTTGTAGCCTCCTTTTCTAATAACGCCTGGTTATCTGTGCTAATCTTGTATTTCTTTAATATTACATCCATTGTATAACCATCCTTTAAGGCTTGAACTACGGATGTCCATTTATCGGTTTTAGGATTAAGCCATGCTCTTGAATCCTCAGCAGCTTTGTTGCCATCATCATCATCATCTATATTCAAACCTAATACTCCTGCTAAAGCATAACGCTTGGCATAGGTAATGGCTGAACCTACTGCTTGAGGATCATTCTGCTTACTAACTGGCATAATAAAGGAATCCATTAAATACTCGCCTGATTCGGCATGGATTAAAATAGTACATAACCCATTTACTCCGCTAGGCATCTGGGAGTAAGCCAGACCAGACTCGGCTAATGGTTTGCTAATTGCATCCTGAATGTTAGATAACGATGCATAATTGGATTTAAAGAATGGATTTTTTGCATCCTTTGAAATCTTCTGGACTCTGCCCTGAAAGTCTATT